GTTACAGGTCAAAACTATAAGACCCTTAACAATATTAACTTAAACTTCTCACAAAACATTTACTGGCCGCTTAATAACTGTTATTCTCAGTTTAATACAAATTATTCAGCTGCTTATGCAAACTGGGTACAAATCCAGGATGTGTTTACAGGTCAAAATGTATGGCAGCCATTCTCTGGTTATGCTGCAGCAATGATTACATCAAGTGATGCAAATAATTATTTCTGGACAGCTCCAGCAGGTTTAAATAGAGGTATTATAACAGGTATTAGTGATATTGGTATTAATCCGTTACAAAAACAACGCGATCTACTTTACAATATCTCTCTAAACCCTCTAGTTTACTTCCCAGGTGAAGGTTATGTTGTAATGGGTCAAAAGACACTACAAACAACACCTACAGCTTTTGATCGTATCAATGTACGTCGTTTATTCTTATATCTAGAAAAGGCAGTTAATCAGACTGTTAAGTTCTTCGTATTTGAACCAAACACTACATTTACTCGTAGCCGTATTGTTAACACAATTACACCAATATTTGAAAAAGCTAAGACAACTCAAGGCTTATACGATTACTTAATTGTATGTAATGCAACTAACAATACCCCGACAGTTATTGATGATAACACATTAGTAGTAGACATTTACATCAAGCCAGTTCGTACAGCAGAGTTTATCTTAGTAAACTTCTATGCTACTAAGACAAGTCAAAACTTCAACGAATTGGTAGGTTAATACACTAAATAATTACATACTATGCCACAAACAATACAAGACTTCTACAGAGTAGCACAGAGCCGCGGATTTCAACGTGATTTCATGTTAAGGATTCGTTCGATCGGTGATGCTTCAAATCAGAACAGTGCATTCGACGAAGACGATTTCGTCTACATTATGACAGGTAAGTTACCTGATCGTAATGTAACTAACCAAGAACTACCTTATATGGGTTTAAAGTTCAATCTTCCAGGTACAATTACATACCCAGGTTCTGAAGGTTGGGACGTTAAGTTCCGTAACGATCTTAACGGCACTATCCGTACAAGACTTGAACAATGGCAAGATACAGTATTCAATTCAGACCCAACATCAGCTAATCAAAGCACAGGCGATTTAAAGTTGCCTGGTATTGATAGAGTGCTTCAGTTAGATCTTATTGATGAAAACCAAAACACTCTTAACACATACTATCTATATGGTGTATATGTTCAAGCTCTTGGTGCTCCTGAGTACGATCTAACAGGTTCTGGTAAACCAGTTGAGTTTACAGCTAAACTAGCTTATCAGTTCTGGAATCATTACGATTCAGGTATTTCTCCTGAAGTACCTTTATACAATCAAGGGTAATTCTTTAATTATAAAGCAAACCTCACTAGCAATAGTGAGGTTTTTTTATGTCCAAACATTAAGTATTATTGATGTCTCGATATGGTATAACGGATTTTTACAACACAGCTGCACAATATAGCTTTGCCCGTACTAATTTGTTCAGAATCACAGAAATTACAAATGGACTGTATACACCAAGCGAAAGTGAAGATTTGTTTCTTTACATGCGTACGTCAAGTATACCACAACGCAAAATTACAGTTAATGAAGTAAAATTCAGAAATTTCACTTACAATGTACCTTCTAAAGCTACATATCCGGATGCAGTTGGTAATTGGCAAGTAGAATTCTTTTGCGATAAAGACTATGTATTAAAAGATATCTTTGAAAAATGGTCTGTTAATACATTTGATGAACATTCTTCTACTGCTCAAAACACTCAATGGTGGGATACTAATATAGTGTTATCTTTATTAAACAATTCTTCTACAGATAACTCTTTAACAGAGCTTACCCCTATTAAACAATACACTTTAGTGGGAGCATTTCCTTCTACTATAGCTCAAGTACAATATGATATAAGTACAAAAGGAGAAATAGCTACATTACAAGTTAATTTGGGTTTTCAATATTTTATTTCTGAAACATTAAATTAATATGGGCGTTGTAAACAATCAAACATTATCAGATTTTTACACGGAAGTACAGAATCGTGGGCTTGCTCGAGACTTTCAGTTAAAAGTCACGCAATTTATAGTGAATGGTATTGATGCTCTTAATAGTGGTAACAATAACGATTTAGTATTAATTAAAACAGCAACATTACCGGGTAAAACAGTAAATGCAATTGAAACGACCTTTATGGGGTTAGATTTTCAAATACCAGGCAATGTAACGTTTGAAAACAATAAAGCTTGGAACGTTAAATTTTATTGCGCTCAAGACTATACATTGAGGGCGTTATTTGAAACGTCAACATTAAACACTTTTGATCAAACAACATCATTGGGTAATATGGAACCCCGAGATCTTGCTCAAAACGTGATACAGCTTTCATTGCTAGATGATAACCTAAATGAAATTAGAGTGTATAAATTGCTTGGTGCTTTTATTACAAAAATAGAGGAAGAAGATTACGATATGACCGGTACAGGGGCTCCTGCAGAGGTTTCAGCTACTATAGCATATCAGTACTGGACAGTAGAGGAGGGAACTAACTAATGACTCAAATTATAGGTCCACAAGTTGTTGGTTCTGTTGATAATAAAAACGGAACTGGTTCTGATGTAGAAGCTTTTAAAAACTTCTTAAAGGATCCTAATACTCAAATACCTTTAGAGTCAAACTTTTTAGTTATATTTGAAAGCACTCCAGGGGTGTTTAATGCTAATGCTGCTCCAAGCTTTTCTGAGTTGGGGTATGAATACAAATGGTCAGTAGATTCAACTAAAGATACTTTATTAAGTTTAATTCAGGCTAATTCCAATACTTCTTTAGCGGGTAATGTTTGTTTATTTGCACAAAGCTTTAGCACTCCTTCAGAATCAGTAGAAGTACAACGACCATCAGAAGTAGCAGGAGATGGTCCTTCTGGTAGTTTACTTGCTGGGGTCTACGCGCAAGGTAGAAAACAATACGAGGAGCTCACTTTAACATTTTTAGAAACAAATAAGTCATTTATTGATTTTGTAATAAGACCGTGGATAACGCTTGTAGGGCATTACGGTTTAACAACTAGAGCTGCCAACTCTACTCAAAATGTTAAAATAAATATAACTTGTGTGTTGTTTGACAAAAATAATAACAATGCAATAAGAAAAATATATAACTTTACGGGCTGTGCTCCCGTCAGTATGGGTGGTTATGAATACTCTTACGACCAAGACGAGGGCGTAAAAAAATTAAAAGTAAATTTTGTATTTAATAGGTTTAGCATTGACGATGCAAACCCGTCTTCTTTACCTTCCTAAAGATTTTTTATAATGCCAGTGTAAGTGTTTAAGATGGCTTTTATATATGGAGTTAAGCTTACTGGATTTAAGGAAAAGAAATGGATAAATGAGCTACCTTCTAAGCTATATAGAGATCTTGTAAAATCCCTTTATAACGTAGACGATACTGCATTCCTATTACATCTAAATAACGTTATAGAACATATTTGTCCCGGGATATTACATGAAGGCCTTAATGTTATAGATAAAGTTATACTTCTACTTAATATGCGAGCTATTTGTATTAGTCCGAACCTTGCTTTAGAAGGAGAATGCCCAGTAACCAAAAAGAAATTTAAAAAGGAAATAATGTTAGAAGATATTATTTCTAAAGCAGAAAAGGTAACATACGAAAACACTATTAGTCATGAAAACATACAGGTTACACACACTGTTATAAAAGCCCGAGATGAAATAGCCTTTATAGATTTGGCTCCGGATTTAGCGTTTACATATCAGTTGGCATCTTGTATAGATAGTATTGTTATAAATCAAAAGACTCTATACTTTAAAGATTTTAGCTTAGAGGAACGTTTAAAAATTGTAGAAACAATGCCACTGGTTATCACCAAAAAGGTATACGAATCTATACTAGCAACTGAAGAAAGAATAGTGGAGACTAAGCTACTAACAGTCATGTCACCTTATGCTTTAAATGCCCCTGTTGTAGATTTACCTGTTTCAACAAGTCCGGCTGTATCTTTACAATTTTGTAAATTGTTATTCAACGATGATTTAAATAACTTATACAAAATTAATTTTTGTTTGGTTAATAAAGGTAACTTTTCTGCAGAATATGCAGATAGCATTACACCTGCAGAGCAAACTGTATACTGGACATATTACATGGAGCAAGCTTCTAAGGAAAAAGAAGCTTACGAGAAAGGAAACAAATCAGGAAACGAACCAACATTTGGTGGTCCAAAGCTTGCATCTAACAAGATAACCTCAAGTGAATTCACTTGAAAATTAAGTTCTCCACGTAAGTCTTTATATAATGAATAATAGTAATAATTTTAACGACATACTGTCAGTATTGGATACAATTAACAAAGAAGTTAATGTACCTGTATTCGTTCCGAGCTTAAATAGAGAGGTTAAATTTAAAAGCATTAATACCGGACAGCAAAAAACATTACTAAAAGCAGCTGTCGACAACCCAGTATTTCAAACACGCTTTACTATTGCTCTATATAATTTAATACTAGAAAATTGTACTGAAAAGAGTATTATGCCTGCTTTAACTACAATTGATAGTGCAGCAATTGCTATACAACTTCGAGTGTTTACAAACGGAGTAGATCATGTTTTACAGCAAAATAATCGCAGATTTAAAGTCAACTTACAGGATATTGTAGACAAGATTAAATCAGTATCTCAAACCAAAGATGACACTATTGTTAGCGATCCTTTCACCATTAACGTGGGTGCCCCTACATTTATGGAGCAGTTTAATCTTGAAAAGCAACTTAGAGAAAAAACTGTAAATGATCAACAAGTAATGTCTGCTCAGTTAACTGAGACTATTGGAGATGCATTTATTGGAGAGGTTTCCAAGTTTATTAAAGAAATTACTGTAACCAAAGACGGTGCCGATCAACAGTTTAATTATAAGAATTTGCCTTATACAAAACGTCATGCAGTATTAGAAAAAATACCAACAACCTCTATAAAAGGTGTGTTAAAGTACATGGCAGATTACGTTAATATACAGAAGGATTTTCTAACAATTACCGGTACAGATGTTGATACTGGAGAAGTAGTAAACGATTTAGTGTTATTAGTGGATACCACTCTGTTTATTATTAGCTAATAATACTTAAGGTACGTTCTGTACCTAAGTATTTGATATGGCTAAAGCAACAGGCACAAACAATCCAGATCAAGGATTTCCTACTGAGCCTACCCGTAAACCTACTGTTTCAAAAGCTAACCCGGATGGTCCTATTCCACAAAAGTGGTTAGATGAGATTTTAAATTCTACTAAGAATCAACCTGCATTGTTTGGTAAGGTTGTACAAGCTATTACTAGTTCTTCTACTCAAGTAATATCTCAATTAAAAGCAAACGAAGAAGTACTAAACAATTTAAGTAATGCTATTGGAGCAAATTTCGAAGTAACCTTTGTAAATGCGCTTAAAAAATATACAAAAGAATTTCAAGAGAAGGAAGACGATAGAGTATACGATAAGCGTAAGAAAGAAAAAGACAATCAAAAAGTTAAGGATGATAAAAAGCTTGTTGAAGATTTAGGTAAAACAATTAGTGAATCTGCTACAGGTAAAGCTGCTAAAACAGAAATACCACCAGCTACAATTGGTTTACCAGTACATTTACAATCTATTAATGAAGCTGTAATAGTAGCTTTAAAAGGTATATTTGCTCCTCCTGCTCCAAAAGTGACTGCTCCAGAACCTGGTAAACCAGGTGGCGGGGCAGAAGTTAATGCTATTACTAGCAAATCACCAGGCTTTTTTGGTAAATTGGGAGAAGGACTAGCAAAACTAGGTACTCCAGAAGCTCTGAGAGGAGCTGCAACACTTGCTCTATTAGGTGTATCTGTATTGACTGCCGCAAAAGGTTTTCAAGCTTTTGCAACTGTTACTTGGGAGGGTATGGGTAAAGGGTTTTTAACTCTACTCGGTTTAATAGGTATCACAAAACTACTAGCTTTATCGTCTGTGGAAATGCTAATTGGAGCTGCAGCAATTACTGCACTAGGTGCAGCTCTATGGCTAGTAGCTAAAGGTTTAGGAGCATTTGCAGCTATTGACTGGTCTTCAATACTTAAAGGTGCGGTTGCCCTAATAGGCTTAAGTGCATTTGCTGTAGAATTAGGCGCGTTTGCAGAGTTTGCAGTTTTAGGGGCAGCTGCTATAGCTTTATTAGGTATAGCTATGATTCCATTTTCCTTAAGTATGATGCTACTTGCTAAAGCACTTGATATGTTTGCTAAAGTAGAATGGGAAAGTATACATAAAGGGGTATTAGCTTTAGCAGGTTTAGGGGCAGTTGCTACCATGTTATCTCCGTTTGCTGTAATGCTCGGTGTGCTTGGCTTAGCTATGCTACCGTTTAGTTTAGCTATAATGGGCTTAGCTAAAGGATTGCAAATGTTTGCAGAGGTACAATGGAGCTCTATTTTTAAAGGTATGCTAGCAATAGCTGCTTTAGGAGAAGCTGCTCTATTTTTAGCAGCAGGCCCACTTGAAGGTTTATTATTATTAGGTCTAGCTTTATTACCGTTTAGTTTAGCTGTAATGGCTCTAGCTAAAGGCTTACAAATGTTTTCTGACGTAGAGTGGGGTGGTATAATGAAAGGTATATTTGCCTTGACCTTATTTGGTACAGTAGGAGCAGTAATAGGTATACTATCACCGTTATTGCTTGTGTTCGGGCTTTCATTAATACCTTTTGGTATTGGTATGATGTCTTTGGCTAAAGGTCTACAAATGTTTTCTGACGTAGAGTGGGGTGGTATAATGAAAGGTATATTTGCCTTAATGCTATTCGGTACGGTGGGGGCGGTTATAGGTATACTATCACCACTACTAGTTATATTTGGTGTCGCTCTAATACCTTTTAGTATTGGAATGATGACTTTAGCTAAAAGCCTACAAATGTTTTCTGAAGTTAATATGGCAGGTATTGATCTTGGATTACAAGCATTACGCAAAATAGCCCTTACCGGTTCTTTATTAGGGGTGTTTGCACCTTTATTAGCTTTATTTGGTGTTGCTTTACTACCGTTTTCACTAGGTTTATATACCCTTGGTAATGCTATTAATTCTCTAGCTAGTGTAAATTACAAAGGTGTAGATGATGCAATGTTAGCTTTGATTAAACTAGCAGGGATAGGTTCTATACTTGGTATATTATCACCTCTATTAGCCCTATTTGGTGTTGCTTTACTACCATTTTCATTAGGTTTATATACTTTTGGAATGGCAGTAAACACACTTGCTTCAGTAGGCTTTGAAGGTGTTGATGCCAGTGTAGATGCTATAAATAGATTTGCTTCTATAGGTTTAGTAACAATTGCTAAATTAGGTTTGTTAGGTGTAGCGTTAACGCCATTTTCTTTAGGCTTGTATGCTCTTGGTAAAGCTGCTCAAGCTTTTGGTACAATCAATTTTGGTGCTATAGATAAAGGTATAATATCTTTATTAAGGTTTACTGTTGTAGCAAAACCACTTACTTTTATTGCTCCGTACTTAATAGCTGCAGCGGCTGGTATGACCATTTTTGGTATAGCAGCGCCGTTATTTGCTTCTGGATTAAATGCAGTTAATGATCCTTTAGAAAGATTTTCTCGTATCTTACAAGTATTAAATACAGTATCTGCTTTAAACCTTTTTGAACTAAGCGGTGCTGTAGTAGCGTTGGGTGCTTCTTTAATAGCTCTTAGTGCCCAAAACGCAGTAGCCGGGATCGGTAATTTAGTTAGTGGTTTGTTCTCTAAAGTTAGCGGTTCTAAATCTCCGTTAGATCAACTTATAGCTATTGGTGAACAAGCAAGCAACATACAACAAGTAGCCGGAAGTATAGGAGCACTAAAAGAAAGCTTAGCTGGGTTTGGAGACATAAAGTTTAGTTTTACTCCGCTTACTGCTTTTATAGATACTATTAATAAAGTAAGCTTACCTAGAGCAATAGCTCTAGCAACTACATTAAGCGTGGGAGCTGCTGTAACTGCAAGAGCAACTGAACCAGTACCGGTATCTATTGTATCAACAGAACTAGCTGCAGGTGCAACCAAAGAAGCTAACAATTTAAATAACTTAACTACAGGTGCTTCTATACCGTACACAGAAAGCCCTATAGACTTTAGAAAGTATAATGATAACTTAGAAAGGGTTGTAGATAGTTTAAACAATTTAGCTAAGGTTATGAAAGCAGAAAAATCTTCTACAAACCTAGCAGCTAATAATGCAACAACTACTGCTATTAGTAATAATTCAAATATTGTTTTAGGCGGGGGTAGTAATTCAGAAAGAGATATACCTTACATTGAGCGTAATAAATATAGGCAAAATATAATGTATACAAGGAGCTTATTATAATATGGCAACAAATCCAAATCCAAATACCGAGCCGGTAGTACCTTCTTATACTCCATTATTATGGGATTGGAAAGCTCCGCAAAACAATATTGGAGCATTTAAATTAGTGCCTAAAAGTAATGGTGGGTTAATAAACATTTTTGATCAGTTTGATTGGACGTTAACACCCCCTGCAGGTCGTTATAATATACCTAAAGTTATTCTTACAGAATACCGTCAAACACAATCAAGTGAATTGCGTGGTTATTTGTATGATGCTAGAGGTAAAGTTAGTAATTTAGCTTTAGCTGGTGCAGTAGGAGCAGCTCCTTTAGCAGCTTTTACTAGAGAAGCAGGTTCTTTAACTAAAACAGTTACAAATCAAGCTGCAGCATATACTACTGATTCAGGTAGCTGGTGGTCTAAAACAGCTACAGGCATATCAAATATAGTTAATACTGGTATAGATAAAGGGGTGGGGTTAGTTACTGGTGGAGCAGCTGCAGTACAAAATAAAAGCACAGAAGCTATAACAGATTCTTCAGCTGCTACTAAAGAAGCTTTAGATCCTTATTATGGTTTGTATGCTACTGAGCTTACAGGCTTTACATATGCTTTTCCATATTATTCAGACACTAATATGATGGACATTAGCAATCAATGGGGAGATAGCTCTGCATTTAAAAATGCAGCTAGAAAAACCGGTGGTGGTATAGCAAGTATGATTGAAGCATTATCTCCAGACAAAGAAGGAAAAGGTGGTGGAGATGGTGGTGAAAAGGAAGAAGGGGGTGGAGGTATTAATTTTAAGAAAGTATTCGGTTTTGCTAAAGGGATAAAAGACACTGCAGTTGGAGCAACAGAATTGGGGTTAGCATCTACAGCAGGTGCTTTAGTAGCTGAAAAACCAAAAGCATTTACAGGCAGTAGCGCTTCAGATTCTGTAAGAATTAGTTTTTACTTATATAACACTTTTGATAACGGCGGTGATGTAAGTAGCTTACAGAGAAATTGGGAGTTTTGTTATATGTTTACATATCAAAACTTACCTAACAGGTTGGGTATAAATTTATTAGATGCTCCTTGTTTATATTCTATAGATATATCTGGATACAAACATATACCTTTAGCTACACTAGAAGACATTAAAATTAAAAACGTGGGTAATGTACGCTTAGTAAACATTACTACTGGAGAAACAGTGGAAGACAGTGGCTCTCAAAATCAATATATTAAAATGATGCCAGAAGCTTATAAAGTAGAATTTACATTAAAAAGTGTATTAACAAACACCCGTAATCTATTTTTACATAACGCAGACCCAGGTAGAAGTATAAACATAACAGTTCAACTTCCAACGAAATAATAGTACATGGCAACTACAACTACAACAGTTTTATCTTCTACCCCGCAAAAGCAAAACGATATTTCGGCTTTAGCGCAATTAGATAGCTTTAGGTATGAAAACCTTTTTAATGTGTATCAAGATGTAAATAGTAGATATTTTTATAACATATTATCTAAAGTAAACTTTCCTGCAGATATTTCTGAAGCATATTATGATGTATATGTAATACCAGAAAATAACATGCCATATACATACCTTTCCTACAAACTATATGGTACAATAATGCTTTGGTGGCTGGTGTGCGCGGTGAATAATATACAAAACCCTGTATATTATTTAACAGCTGGTACTACTATAAAATACTTAAAACCGGAATATGTTCGGTTAATTATAAGTCAAACAAGTAATTCTTAATGGCAAATACATCTCCAAGTAGAATTCGTCTAAATGACCAGACGTATGAGTTTGGTTTGACTCTATTTAATTCTCAAGGGGTATCGTTTCCTATTAACACAGGTATATTGGTAAATCTTACTATAGAAGAAGACTCTAGAGAGTGGTACAAAAGAGGTACACTTACAATAAACAATAAAGAAAACATTATTGAGCGTAGACCTAACGAGTTTACTAATCCTGATGCTTTATACAAATTTCGTAACGATGGTAGAGATTTATTATTAATTAATATTAAACCTATTATAGATGATAGTAGTCAACAAGTAGGATTTGATCCGTTTCCTGACCCAGGTTGGCATTTGAGTTATTTGTGTTCTATATATGACGTAGAAGATATACCTGGTGAAAATTTAACAGATAAAAATATAAAACTTTATTTTTGGGAATATGATTATCAGCTCTTCTTAGAGTCAACCACTGCTAACTGGAACACTAATAATGTATTATATAATTATTTTCCAGAACTAAATGGTCTTTCTAGTACCCTAGACGATGCTACAAGACAGGTACCTACTGGCTATGCAATTAGAAGTTTAATAGAAAACACTTTAAATGTAAGAAGTAAAGTACAAACTTTTAGTCAGACATGGGACCCAGGGGCTACTACAATATTTTACACCCCGCCTACTAACAATAGCTCTTTAGATGATTTAGAGTATTTGTTTAACAGACATGTAGCGGGGCAAACATTTGGTTCTATAAAAGGAGATGTACCACTA